TCTATTATCTATTTTTTTTGCTTCAAAATCTATCTCTTTATATTTTCTTCCTTTATAAGTAAGATTAAATCCTGTAATGTTTTTTTGTAGTTTTCCACGAACTACTGCTTGTTTTGCTCTTTCATTAATCTTTTTATATCCACTACCATAAGGAACTGATGTGTTCCCTTTCTTTTTCATTTTCTTTACACCTTTTCTACTTGGTGAAGGAATAATTCCTGCCGGTGCACCAAACTCTTCGTTCTTTTTGGTTTTCTTTTTCATCTGATTGATATAAGCACGATAGACACCTGCTTGTGCTGTCTTACCCATTTCTTTTGCTCGTTGTTCCATAGCAACTGCTGCTTGGATTTTATGAGCGTGGGTTTTACCACTACCTTTTATTTTACTAACGGATTTTTTTGCGTCATCTACTGTAGCGAACTTTAATCCGTGTATTGTTCCTTTTGGATTTTCGTCTGTGTATAAATCCGAATGACTTGATGAACCTCTATGTTGTCCTTTTTTTCTTGGAACTCTTTTTGCTTCTTTATAATGTGGATATTCATCATCAACACCTTTTCTATCTGAGTCTGGTTCTGCTGATTTTTTGTTTGTAGTTTTACTTGGTAATAACTTTTTGTCGTTTTTGACTAATCTGAATTTGAGTGCAGGTCTTCCGTTGATTTGTAAATCACCTTTCTCATTGTAGCCGATAGACTTAACTTTTACTCGTTTGTTTTTAAACCTACCCATCAATACATCATCACCAACTTTAATTGGTAATTCTACTTCATTGAGAAAAGGTTTGACTAACCATTCTGTTAGTTTTGACTTCATAACTTTTTTACCATTTACGACAAGACCAATATCTTGCTTTGTGTCTTGGACCTGGTGTATCACAATTGTGTCTTGCTCTAAAGTTCTTTCTTGCTTCTGGATTAGACTTTCTGATTTTCATAGTCTTACCTTTTGCTGAACTACCTCCGTGTCCAAAGTTTACTTTAACAACATTACCTGCTGGATTCTTTACATAAACTTTAAATTTTTTCACATCACCTTGCATTGGTTTACCAAGTTTTACTTTTCTTCCTTGATATTCTGCTTCATTGATATCTTCTGGTAATCTTAGATATTCTAATGTGTATCCGTGTGCTTTTCCATTTTCTTCATAGAAAATTTCAGTAGTTTCTTTCACACAATTAGGAACTTTTCTTCCACCCTTGTCTTTCATACCGACTTGTTTGTATCCTACCCAACAAGTTCCTCTTGCTTCTTTCATAGTCTTATCCTTTTTTCCAACCACCACCAGCGGCTTTGTATTGTTTTGCTGCCCAAGCATTTGCATAAGCACTTGGATATACATCAAACTTTTTCTTTGCCTGTGATTTATAATAAGACCACTTTGATGGATTTGTTGGTGTGTTCTTTTCTAAGAACATATTTAATTTTTTTTCTACTACTACTTCTTTTATTGTTTTTTTTACTAATGATTTTAGATTCATTTTACTTTCCTTATAATATGACTTTGGGTGAAACTTCATTTCCACAACCTTTGCGTCTTTTTTAATACTTTTACCATCTACCAATACTTCAACTGGTGCAGCTTTGTCTGTGGTTTCGTACCAATACTTCATTGAGTATCCACCATTATCTAATAATTTGACTAACAACCCTCTTTCGTAGTCTTTATCATCTGCTTTTAAAATCTTTTCTTGTCCTCTTGGTAATATTAAGTCTGGCATAATTATGCTCCTGTTTTACTCATTACTGGTTTCTTACCTTTACTTCTTTGTTTGCCTTTTTTACTATCACCGGCTTTCTTTTGGTCTCTTCGTTTACGATTAACAAATGACGCTCTACCTTTTGGTCCGAGTTTACGAGCTTTCTCGGCACTTAAACAAGCGGCATATGCACCACCTTCTTTTCCACCACCACACTTACCTAACTTTTGTCCGTCTGAACCATATCTGTCCCAACCACCTTTGGTTGTTCCACCTGCTCCACCTTTACCGAACCATTTTCTTAGGTCTTCTTGGGTAATAGTTCCCTCGTCAATCAAATCTGTGATTGCTTCTCTTATTGCTTGTCCTACTTGACTCATTATCTAAACAAGTCTATTGTTGAACCACTTAAACTTGAACTTACTGATGATAGTGCTACATTATACATTTCACCTATCACAAGTCCTTGTCCGTCAATTGAACCCCCACCTGCTAAATCACCATTAAATCTTGTGTATGGTGCTGCTACAACTTCTGTTGATTGTGAAACCACCATAAAAGCTGTTGATACATTTGAACCTGTTGGTTCGAATATTTCGTTTGGTTCTACTCTATGAACAAGTTGAACCTGTCCACCTGGGTGTTGGACATCTGGTGTATTTGTTCTACTAACAAATTTTCCTTGTCCTCGTGTTACATTTGTAAATGACATCTAATTTCTCCTAAATTGATATTGCTCGTTTATACCAACCATACAAGAATCTCTCTTGTTCTGGCTTTTTATTTACTAAATCGTAATAATGCTTTAATCTATAACAACGAACTCTTTCTAATGATGGTTTGTATGTTTCTATTGCACCTTTTGTTCCTGGTCCCATACCCCCGTCAATTGCTAAGTTTGCTCCCTTAGCATTACAAGCTCGTTGTAAAATTCTTACTGCTGTTCCTCTACCTTGATTAACACACATATCAAAAAATATGTGTCTAAGGTTTGCTGGTAGTTCTTCTACTTTATTCTTAACCCAATAGTCTTTTTTGTAGATTTCTTTTGCTTCATCTTCTGTAAGATTTTTGATATCTACATCTGGGTAAAATCTTTTTGCTATTCCATAATTTGTTTCACCACCTAAATCTTTTGGGTCGTGAACATAACCACCTTCGTGGTGTAGTGTAATTCCTATAATTTCGTCAAATGATATTAACATTATCGTTTCCCTTGTAATATTTTTTGTTTTCTAATCCAACTTAATGCTTTTTTGTTGGTGATTGGTGATTTTACAAATTTGCCTAATCCTTGTCTCACCAACATCTTAAATCTTTTCTTTGCTTGGTCTTCTGTTTTTTGTTCGTTATTATCAACAATCATAAAGTTACTTGAACCAAACAACCCTTGAAATGCACCAATGTTTCTATTCACCTCTTTGTGGGAATCAGAAACTATACTCTGTGGTAGAACTCTATCCCTGAGTTCGTTTCTTTGTAGTGCTACTTCTAATGTGGTGTTGACAAAAATCATATATGTTTGATATCCGATTTTTTCTAATTCTGCCTTTTCTCTTGATATCTTTTGAAAATCATCACCTGTTCCGTCAACTATCATACCAAGTCTTCCGTTTTGATATAATCTTCTTCTTTCTGCGGTTAAGTCTTTTGCAAACTTTCTCAATCCACTTGATTGTGGTCCGTCACCCGTTAGATTTGCAAATACTTCATCTGGTAATGAGTCTAAATCAGTTCCGAATCCAAACTTGTTTAATAAATACTTTAATTCTTTATCTGAATTAACCATTTTCATACCTGTTTGAGATACATTTACTCTATCCGGTATTCCGAACAATCCTTTTGCTATATAGGTTTTGCCTGAACCTGGTCCACCTGCTAAGAATACTGCTTTGAATATACCTGGGTCTTTGTATCCCTCAACTAATTCTACTCTTAGGGTCTTCTTTAACCATTTCTTATAAGCTTGCATTTCAGACAACTTGAAGAAACCCTTAAAACCACCCATGCTTTCGGTTCTTGCTTGTTGTCCAGTTATACTGGCTTCAAACAATATTTTTTTTAGTTTTAGCATATTTTCCCTATATTTGTGTAATTCTATACAACTATAAATATAAGATTAGTAAGTTTTATTTATAAATGAACGGGTCGCGTTTTCTTAATGCTTTAAGTTTTTTTGCTAATTTTTTCTTTTGTTTTCTTTCTTTTAACCATTGTTTTATTTTTTTAAACATTAGTATCTCCTATTAGTTTTTTAAATTCTTTTGGTTTTCTGATTTTATTAATTAGATTTTGAGAAATTTGTGATTTCCCCATATTTAATCCTATGTATTTCATATAAAATGGAATCAATGAATGTCCCATTGGAATCATATTGAAATCATCACTCATAAAAGTATGTTTATATAATGATGAATATATGTCCATTGTTGATGAAGTTCCATAAGCTGCGGCATCCATAGTTCCAAATCCATAGAATTCTTCTCTGTAATTTATACCTGATGAATAAACACTCAATTCATCTAACTTATGGGATAAACTATCTAATAAATTTTCATCATACAATACATCTGGCCTTGTAATCAATACCAAATCATACTTAAAATTTTCCTTGACTTCTTGTTTAGTTTTTAGTAAATTACATCTGTGAATTAAATACCAATACTTCGGTATATTAAATGTAAATTTATTTTCAATTTCTTTTGGTAAAAATTCTGCCTCTATCAAGTTATCTAATCCATCTACGATTTCATCATTTATATTTTTATTTCCGTGAAACTTATATGGATAATTATCTTGTCTATCATTAGTATCCCAAGTAGATATAAATATATCAGCGTCAAGTGAATTAAAGATTTTTTTTGTTATTTCCCAATATCTCATTTCTCCTGCTATACAAATTGCAACTTTACTTTTCATAATTAAATCCTAATCGTTTTATAAAGTTTACAAATGGTAAGTAATTTGATTCTTCTTTTGTAATTAATTCTTTACCCTCGTGTTCATACCAAGTATTCCATTGTTGTTGTGCAAATGTATCGTGATTACCTTTGTAGTATTGAGATATGGTATTAAACTCTACTGAATTACAATACCACATATCTGGTGTGAATATAGTCAGCGGAATAAAGTTAAAATAATCCTTGACAATGTCATCATTTCTTTGTATATTATAATGTGATACGATAGTGCTTAGTTCATTATCAGAACCTTTCGTTTGTTCAATTCCTTGAACATCACACCATTGTTCAAAGTCATTTCTAATTTTAATTGTTTTCACATTAAATACTCTAATGGTTTTTGGTGCCATTTTAAAGTAAGTCGTTGGTAATGGTGTATCATCATTACTAAAACAACAAACATCAAATAACTCACTATTTTCTAATTCAAGAATATCTTTTTGATAATTTAAATCTTCTAATGAACTACCTGATATGGTAGTGTGTTGATTATTTTTTATTAGTCTTAGATTCATATTGTTTTAATTTTTTTATTACTGAATCGGCTATTACTTTATTACCTTCAGAATTTAAATGTTCATCTTTTACACCTGTTATGCTATCACATAATCTTAGTCCTTCATCTATTTGACTAAATGAAGTATATTCTTTTTCTTTGTAATGTATTGGTATAAAATTTTCTGGATAATGTTTTTTTAATACATTTCCCACATCTTCCTGCCAAGATACTCCAACCCAAGCAGGATATGGGGTTTCTGGATATTTGTGGTCTTTTAGGTTTGGGTCATTACTTTTTCGTATCCCATTACAAGAATCAACTACTTGATTTATTTGATTTAATATATTGGTTTCTATAAATTCTTGTGTTGTAACATCTAACAAATTGCCAGGATATCTTGTTATAGTGTCGTCGTTAATATCTCTCAACCAATCTGTAAACTGAACAACTACCGTATCAATCGTATTAGTTCTAGCGACTCTATGAATATATTGAATAGAAGGTTTTATAGTTGACAAGTGTGAACCCCCATTTGTGTATGTTCCAATGACAAATGCTTTATCTAATTCTTTTGAAACTAAATTTGGCCAGTTATTTTGTTTTCGATATTCGTCCGCTTCATAACTTAAATTTTCTAAATGATAGTTTACTGGTAAAACTTGATTTAGTTCATCAACACTCCAACCCCTTTCGTGTAGATATTCATATTGTAAACCTGAACCCCAAGTATAACTACAACCTACAAATGCTATCATTTTCCATACCTTTCTGGATATTCTACCAATATAATTGGTTTTTTGTTTTCATATGCTTTCTTGTAAGTTTCGTAGATATTAGACTTATCATATAGATTAATTATCTCAATGTCATCTAACATACTTTTAAATTCTTCTGTGTAGTCTGCTTTGTGTTGAACACCTGGGTCTAATGGGTCATCACTTCCTTTACCAACTCTAATGATAACGTGTGAATCATAACCTGTCATATGTTTAAATTTATCCAAGTGATTAATCAATTGGTTTGCTGCACATATCAAGAAATCCCACCTTGGATAAAATGTCACAACACACATATCGGTCATACCTAATCCGACTGACATACCCATTTGAACTTCCTCAAATACTGGTGTTTCAATCATTTTTTCCATTGGTACATCTAATATCGTTGTGGACATTGGATTACCTGGATATGCAGTTTGTTGTCCTATAAATATTGTATTTGGTTTCTCTGCCAGATAATTCATTGACTTTATCAATTCGTCTTTATAAGTTTTCATACCACTCCGTTGTTTCTTTTATTCCTTGTTCAAAAGTATAGTCTGGTTTAAATCCTAACTCTTTTTCTAATCGTTCTATACTTGATACTTTGTAAGGTATTGTAGTTGGTTTAGAATTGTCCCATTTAATTAGTGGATTTTTTTCTGTCGCGTTTAGGACTGCAAAAAGTAATTCACCAATTTCTACACCTGTTCCACTACCGACATTATAAGGTTTCATAGATTCACCTTTTTCCAAAACTAATAAACAACCTTTTATCATATCTTTTATATACATAAAATCTCTCGTTACATCTGGACTTCCCCAAACTACAAATGGGTCCTCATCACTCAAACATCTTTTAATCAATGCCGGAACAACGTGGCAAGTTTTCAAATCAAAATTATCATAAGGACCAAAAGGTGCAGTTCCACGAACTATTCCAATGTGCATATCTGTTAAATGTGAAGTATGTTCAATTACTTTTTCTCTATATCTTCGCATCCACCCATAACCATAATATGAAATGTATGGTTCTTCTGTCCAAAACTCGTCTTCTGAAACTGGATATTCTCTATGTGGATAAACAGTAGAACTATTTATTTCTAAAAAGTGTTTTACTCCGTGTTTATAACTTGCTTCTAATATATTGGTAATGATATTTATATGACTCAACCCAACTTGAAAGTCTGTTGATACAGTAGATGGATGTAAAATATCTCCCGCACAATGTATAACGATATCTGCTCCGTCAATCAATGTCATAGCATCATCAAACTTTGTCAAGTCAATATTTTCTAATAACTCTATCCTATCGTCTTGTATTTGCATAGGTCTTTTGTGTATTGATGTTCTGACATTAGCACCTCTATTCAGTAATTCTAATATCATATTGGTTCCTACGAAACCACTACCACCTGTTACGACTACTTTCTTATTTTTGTAAAGACTCATAATATTTTATCACCCTTTTTATTCCTGTTTCTAAATCTACCTCTGGATAAAACCCATAACTATTTGCTCGTGTCATATCCATAAGTCTTTTGTTATCTCCGTTTGGTTTTTCCATATCGTATTCTATTTCTTTTCCGTAATGTGTTGCCACAATACTTGCGATATCTTTTATACAAACTCCGTCACCACTACCTAAATTGATAGGTTCTGTAATTTTGTTTTCATACGACATCAATATACCTCTCGCTACATCTTCTGCGTGTATAAAATCTCTGATTGGTGTTCCGTCTCCCCATACTGATAATAGGTCATTGTGATAACCTTTTTTCACTAATGATGCTATTACCGTAGATTCTTCACCGAACTCATCATACTCCCCGTAGATATTCGCAGGTCTGACTATTGAATAATTCTTTAATCCATAGTGAGTTTCAAAACAATCTAATTGTAATTCACCTAATCGTTTTACCCAACCGGCATATTTATCGTTTTCACTTGGATAAGTTTTCCACACATCATCTTCTTTGAAAACTTTTGCTGGTTGATACACTCCAACCGTAGAAGTATAAACATACCAATCAACTCCTTGAAGTCTTGCGGCTTCTGCCATATTGGTATTGAATTGTAACATTGGTGTAAAGTAATCGTTTGGTTGTTCTGCTGCTCTCTTTGGTGAACCCTTAACTCCTGCCACGTGAAACACCACATCCATATCCACTACAACATTTTTACAATCATCAAAGTCTCGTAAGTCTGCTTGATAAAATTCAAAGCCATCATATCTTGCGTCTTCGTATCTATCATCATAACGGATATCGGTTCCTCTTACATAATATCCTTTGTCTAAACACATATCTACTAAATGTTTTCCTACCATACCTGATGCGCCTGTTATTAATATTTTAGTCATATAGATTCTCCAATAGTTTTATCTTTTTTGTTTTTTTGTTTCCCATATTTATAAATGTTTTTTGATTGTGTTCTAATATAGGAAGTATTTGTTTCCACCAATCTTTTAATTCTTTGTCTGTTCTGTTTCTAAATTTGTCTAATTCATCAAATATCATTTGTGTTCTTTTTAAATTGTTTTCTTCTTCGTCATAACTCTCATCTATAAAACCATCAAATGTCTTAAAGCCAAATTTTCGTAATTTTTGTAAACTATGTGGCGTTGACATTAATATAAATGGGTGCAAATTTATTAATGGTTTACATATCTTTTCACTAAAAAAATATAATTTTCCATTATATAAAGTTTCTGAAACGATACTCAAATATGTTTCTTGATAATGTTTCCAATCACTTGAAAAGGAAGTATCAAATCCCTCTGTGTCTTTTAAGTTTTGTGTATCAATTTCTATTTTTGGTAAATTGTTTAGTTCCACACTACTACTCCAATATTGTTTTGGTAAAATATCTTTTGGAAATTCACCACGAAAAGAGTTTTTTAAAAAACTTAAATTGTTTTTGTCCCACAAATCATTATGTTGAAAATATGAAGCTATTGCATTTCTATGTTCTCTACCACAATTTCTTAAGTAGCATAAAAAGTATTTTGACTTATTATCAATATCTATGTCTTCAATATTTTTTAAGTAAAAGTCATACTCAAAGTTATCTAATTCTCTGTGGTTATTATTTTCTATTATTTTATTTAGTTCAAAAGATAAAGAATCAAAATGATGTGTTGACATAAAAAAGTTTATTGGCGTTTCATTATTTTTCTCACAATTTAATTCACAATGAAATATATAGAAATTAGAGAATTTAATTTCATCTTCGGACGATTTACAAGATAAGTTATACCATTGATTAAAATACTCTACATCTAAATCTCCCTCAGCTTCATAACTAAAAATTACTTTACATCTATCTTGATTTACCAAATCAATTATTTTTTTTGGTATTCTAAAAAATGCATTATAAATTCCATCTATCGCCCTACACTCTATAAGATATATGTATTTTAAATTATTATCAATATTATTAATATTAACAACATTTGTATTAAATTTTGCTTTAATTTCAGAACTTAAAAAAGCTCCCTCTAAACACCTCATATAGTTGTTCCTACCGAAGTCACTCACGTCGTGAAAGTGTTCATCACTATTTATAATGTTTAAAATATTACCCATTTACCTGTTCCATAGTGTGGATATTTAGACCTGTATTCATAATAAACTACATCATCAGGAATATCCTTTGTTTTATTCCAAGTTGCTTTTGTTGGTGTTTGTGTGGAAACTCCATTATTTTCTACTACAAAATACAATGGTAAATTAAAGTTTCTGGCATACTTATGAACTTCATAAAATATACCTGTTTCAAAAGTCATATCTCCAACGAAACACCATACTTTCTGTTTTGACTTTTGTCGTTTTAATCCGATAGCAGTCCCGAGTGCGATAGGTAATACACCCGTAACGATTGCTGATGAATAAAAGTTGTGGTCAAGATTACATAATGATATTGACTTACCTTGTAAAATTTTATCCTCAATCCACTCTGGTGTTAGTTCGTGAAGTAATGCGTGATAATGACTTCTCCAAGTAGAAAACACATAATCATTTTTATCAATGACTGAAAATATTTCTATCAATTCATCTTCGTTTCCGTGAGATAAATGAACCGGTGCTTTTATCTTTCCGTTTTCCCACAATGAAACAATCTTATTTTCAAAATCAATTAAATCTTGTTTCGTTAGAGTTACATCTCTTACTTTTTTATAATTATTTAGATTCTTCAACATATCTCCCATAATCTACATTATCCCAAACTCTTTCGTGTATATAAAAAAACAATATACCGGTTAGATTCATTATGATTGCGTTCCAAAGTGGTACTTCAGTTAAACTTACTACTAATACAAGCCAAGAGTTTAAAAATGCAATAACTCTCCAACTGACTGACTTTGATGTTGAGCGTTTTTTTGTTTCTCTAAATTTCATATTATTTCTTTGTAATTAAAAAACTATTATAATCATATTTAACATCTACTTTGTATTCTTTTGAAAACTTTTCTACATCATTTAAAACTTCTTCATAATGAATATCATCACCACCTATTGTTCCACCAACTTTTATCTTGGGCCAGAAGTTCACTAAGTGATTATAAACTACATCAGCGCCGTGGTCTCCGTCAATCCATAAAAATTGAATTGAATTATCTTCGTATATTTTGTGTGAGTATTTTTCATCACAAGTTATACAGTTAACATACTTATCAATTTCAAGACATCTCATTGGGTGTTTTACAACATCTACTATATTTAAATCCCACTCTTTCATTATATTGTTATAATAATCGTAAAAAGACTTTGGGTGTCCAGCTTGTTCGTGATTACTAAGCGTGTGTGGTATCAACCAATATAAGTCAATTGCATCGAATGATATTTTCTTTTTTGAGTCTTTTATTAATTGTGCCATATGTGTTGTGGATTGTCCCAAGAAAGTTCCTATTTCTACAAAGTGGTCTCCGTCTTGTGCTTCATTGACCATTTCCTCATAAATAAATTCAGCATCATTTATCCAACCTGGTACATCTTTATATGAATCGAATACATAAATATTATATTTTTCTTTTTGATATTTTGGCTTATCCATTTACTAACTCCTTAAAAAATTCTTGTTCTGAAAGTCCTGGTTGAATTGTCATACGACACCAATTATCTCTAAATCCAGATGGGTGCACTTTACAATACTTGACCAACACTTTGTGTTTATCGAAAATTTCTTTTGTTTTTTTATTGTTGTCTTGGTTATTGAAATGTATCCAATTACAATCTGAATCTATAACCTCATAATGTTTTAACATTGAAACCACTTTCTTTTTTTCTTCCACAACCTCTTGTATATAAGTATCAACCAAATGATGATTATTCAATAAAAATTCGCAATACTTCAAAGATACGCCTGTAATTTCATACATTTGTCTAAATTTTGATATAGGTTCTATTGTATCTTTATGTGCAAATGTCATACCGACTCTACAACCTGCTGCGCCAAACCCCTTCGAAAAGGTTCTTGTTATGATTAGATTTGGATAATCATTTATATATTTTATAAAACTTTCTTTACCACTAAACTCAATATATGCCTCGTCAATCAATACCATTTTACCCGTATCTAATAATGGTTTTATTTCTTCGAATGTTTTATAATCTCCGATTGGACTATTTGGATTTGCCAATATAATCAACTGAGTTTCATCATTAACGAACTTTAACATATGTTCTATTGAAAACTCCAACAAATCTACATCATAGTTTATACCTCTATAAGGACAATTATATAGAGATGCGTAAACTCCATACATAGGAAAGGAAGGTTCTGATGTAACGATATTGCCACAAGTTGTGAAGGTTTCAAATATAGACTTGATACCGACATCAGAACCATCACTTAAAAATAAGTTTTCTGGTTTTACATTATAAAATTCACATATTTTTTCTTTGAAGTTTTTTGTATTGGGATAATATGCAAAGTCCTCTTGTTTTAAACTTCTTAGAAACTTTGTATAATAAGAGTGTGGAATTGGTTGTGAGCGTTCTGATTGATTTAAAATAAAATCATATTCAGATTTATCCGTGTAGTCAAATATTCTTTTTACTTTATGTAAGTGTGGTTTCATATTCCAACATACTCCAAGATTGGTGTTAATTCTTTATAAGAACAATTTTTACAATGTGAAGTAGGATTGTTTGTATTACAACCTTTCTTTACATTTTGATAATCTGTCATCTGTCTAATCTCGTCTATTGAGTTTATGAATAAATTACCAAATGGTTTAGCACCTGTATTCATACAACACATTTTTACATTACCCTCTACGGTTGTGTAGATTGCATTGTTTACCCAAAAACAATCCTCATAATCCCATTTGGATTTACCCATAATTTGTTCATTCCAATTTTGTCTTAAATAATTTAAATCTTTTTCTGTATAACCTGATGTTGCTATATCATCACTCATCTTAGTTTCAGCGTCCCAAATCTGTGCGATGTTTAACCTTAGTTGACCTAAATTATTTTCTTTTTTTAAATTATCAATTTTTTCTATATCACCTACATTGTAAGCATTCACTACATAATTTACCACGACATCACAATCGTGTCTATTGACTGACTTGAATTGGTCAAGGAACTTAATTAATTTTTTCCATTTTGCTGGTGCTCTATCTCGTTCATAACTTTCTTTATATCCATCAATCGAAAAATACAACATATCAATATACTTCATACACTCACGAAACTTATCATTGATATTGTATTGACAATTTGTTGCTACGACTACTTTACATTCTGGAAATGTTTCTTTAAACATACGACACACTTCGTCAAATTGTGGGTGTAGAAATGGTTCACCCATTCCCATAAGTTTTGCTTCTTTGATTGGGTGGTGTTTTATTCCGTCCAACAACTTACCCCAATTTTCTAATGACATATGTTTTAGTGGACCAATTACCTCATCACGATTACAAAAACTACAATCTAAATTACAATAGTTTGTGGTTTCTAAATATGCGTATGTTATTTTATCCATTGTAAATCCTTAGATAGTTCTTCTGCCCACAACTGATGTCCTTTTTCATTAGGGTGTAGGTTATCTTTACAAAAATGCTTTCCTTCAAGTATAAAGTTTTTAAATGAAATATCTTTGTAAATATCTTTTGTAATTTCTATAAATTTATTTTCAGTTTTTATTCCGTCTTTTCTCATTTCTAATTCGTGATTAATACCAAGTTCTAAAGTTTGATAAAAAGCATCAAAAAATAAATGGTCTATGTTATTACTTTTTAAGAAATAATGTAAATATAAATTATTGTGTATGTAACGACTAAAATATTCTTCTTTATTCCAATAGTATTTTATATACGACTTAAAAAACTCCTGTTGGTCTTTTGGTTTTTGTGATAGTTGTTGTGGGTCTGTTATTTCGTATGGATAAAAAGTCTGCCAATAGTTGTCATTACCATCATCAAAATAAAAATCTTTTCTTTCTGGTGATGACCAACCTACAATTACAAATATTTCTTCTGGTTTATAATCATCTAATAGTTTAAAGGTATTTTCTACTATTCTTCTGACAATAGCATCGTTTGAACAACCTGCAACTGCTGTGTTCCAAACTTCAATATCTAATAGTTTGCCCAACTTGTGTGGCCAAACTTTTGTTAATCTGTAACTATTATTTTCTTTAGCGTTAACATAGGTGATATCTAAGTCGGGGTCTATTATATCTCCCGCAGTCCAACTATCTCCCTCACATAATATTATTTTCTTCAAGATATCTCTCCAAATATTCTGGTGTTCCTAATTCATATATTTCATCAACCATACCGATACCGACTTTCTTTCCGTCAAGTATAGCCCAATTGTAAACTGGCGCTACATAGAACTCTCCATTGGTTCTACTATTCTGTTCAATCATTTGTTCTGCATACTTTACAAAATCACTACCTTTCTTCCAATAGTAATATCCTGCGGTTGCATTGTTTGATATAACTTTCTTTTCTGCGACTTCTTGGACATATCCGTTGTCGAGTGTTCTGGCATAACTCCAATCTTCACTATTACCCCAAAAACAAGGTATGTATCCGTCAAATTGTTTTGCTATTTCCCACATTTTCTCTGGATTATAATCTATCATTTGGTCTGTGTTTAATGTTAGTAATGGTATATCATCATTGATTAAATCTTTTGCTTGTAGAATTGTTTGTGCTGCTCCCTCAGTAACATCATCTAATATTACGACATCATAAGAGTCGTGTCCAATGATATCTTTAAACTGATGAAAGTCATACTTGTCAAAATCCTCTTGTAAACAAACCAATACAAACATATAGTTTTTGTCAAACTCAATCCCTAAGTTTTCAATTACTCTTTGTATCATTGGTTTTCCATTTACATCTATAAATGGTTTTGAGTCTGTGTATCCTTGTTCGGTAAATCTTGAACCTCTACCTGCCATAGGTACTACTATGTTAAATCGTTGTTTCATAAAATTTTGTTATTATCCTCTCAATACTTTTACACTCAAATAATAAATCTCTATTATGTTGTAAAGTATCTTTATTATCTTTTATTCTGTTATATAGTTCATCATCACTCATATTCATAACACGAATTACATCTTGCATATTTAAAACAAATCTTTCAGCGATACAATCTGTATCATCTGCTTTTGTTTCGTTTTCAAATAGCCATTCATAAGATTTAAAACCAAAGTATTTAAACCACTTTGTAGTATGCTTTTGTCCGTGCCAAATTACTGGATGATAATTTAATATTGGATTAAATGTAGATTGATTTAAAAATACTTTGTCATCTTGGTCTGGTAAAGAAGTTGACGCCCAAGTAAAGATTGTATTTTCGTAAACATCAAATGGAATCGGTGAGTTTGGGTGTAAATGTAATTTATGGTAACCTTGCTTTTTTTCATAAGGACTACCCATCAACGGTATATCTTTATCTATGTTGTTTAAAATATTTTTATCAATTTTGTCATAGTCAAAAAGGTCTATGAGTTCTATTAAATTGTTTTGTTTACAATACTTTTTTGCTTTTTGAAAAAACTTACTATCATCTATAATATTATTTTTATCATAATATCTATGTTCTATAACTGATTTGTTGTGAAAATTAGACTTATATAAAAAATATAACATCTTATCTCTAAGGTGTTGTGGTGTTCTACTTATTCTCAATAGTCTATATTTTGAATTTTTGACTTTATCTAAGTAATCATCAACACTATATGTTTCATCAAAGTCTTTTATTTTAATACCATATTCTGTTCCTGAAACTCCTCTTTTAAATGAATTCATTTCCATAGCATTATCGTAGATGATATTTACATTATGTTTATGATTGTAAAGCTTTACATTACTATTTAAAACAACAATAGAACTATATGATAATCCATACTCTTGTAATACATCTTCAATCATATGGTAAAATGTTTTGTACTTGTCATCTGGCCACCAACTAATAGTGTAATTTTCTGCTTCCCAACCTTGATATAAAAACAAAGTCATTTTACCAGACTTCATACTTTCTATAATTTCTTTTTTACTAAATAAATAATCAAAGAATTTAGTTTTAATTAATTCAAATGGTTTATTATGAGATGTAGCTGGGTGCAAATCCATTTGTAGTATAAATTTTTTATCTCTTTCTAAACAAGTTTTTAAATCAAATTCATCTTTATAATCATAGTTTCTTAAAAAATTAAATAATTCTTTATCGTGAAATATTGAATTTGTGTGTGGGATTTGATAAAAGTGTTGAGTGAATAATCTCCAAAAATAAGTTGAAGGATTCGCAATATCAACATCACCAAATCTAATATCCTCTTGGTATGTACAAAAATTATAATTATCCAGAATGTGTTTTACTTTATCTATATAAGTCATTTGTCTCTCTCTGATAATATTGGATTATCTATTGGCCAATTTATTTTTAATGCTGGGTCATTCCAATTGACTGACATTTGGTCTTGCCAATCTACATATTCATTTGGATAAGATTGTGTATAATGAAACACACACTCATCTGATAAACATAAATGTCCATTCAGAAAACCTGGTGGAACCAATACACTTTTACAATTTTTGTCATCTAATGTAAAACTATCCCATTGTAAATAAGTTGGACTATCTTCACGATAATCAACCACTACTAAATAAAATGCACCATATACACAAGTAATATGTTTCCAAGTTTCATTGTCTCCGTGTAGTCCTCGTAAGACATTTTTACGAGAGTGTGTGAACTTTGAAATTTTATGTGGTGGTGTGTTCATATCTTTTTCCCAATGTGTCCACATTGTTCCACGATAATCTGTAAACTTATCTGGTGTAAAAACTTTTACACCCTTTAATTGTGTTTCTTCTATTGTGTATTTAAAACTCATATTGATTGTCCATAACTTAGTGGAAATGCATTTCTATATCTTGAACTTTCTTGTGGAACTATCATTTTGTATGCTTGTATTAATTCTGTAATTCCGTCATCTAATGTATATTTTGGTTTCCAACCTGTTGCTTCTATTTTTTCATTACTAACCACATAATTTCTTTTATCTGGGTCTTCAAAGTAATCTGAATAAGTAATGGAAGTATTTGATATTTGTTTTTGTATTCTTTCTACTAATTCTTTTTTGTTGATATTAGTATCTGATAATCCTACATTGAATATTTGTCCTTGGTGCTTATCGTAGTTTTCAATCATAAACTCAAATGCACTACTTACATCTTGTATATGAATAAAGTTTCTAACAAACTCGTGTTCAAACAATGTAATATATTTGTCTGTTAGTAGTTTATAAACAAATTCATTAACTAATAAATCTAACCTCATTCGACTTGATGTTCCAAACACCGTTGCCAATCTAAAAACTATACCATTACTCTCTTGTAGTATATAGTCTTCTGCTTTACACTTCGTAACTCCATAATGACTGATTGGTGTCAAGTCATTTGTTTCATCAACCATACCCTCTGTTCTACTTCCATAACCACTATTGGTGTTTGGATATAACATCTTTTGGTCTGGTGTCATTACATCAACTATATTTTGTATTTGTGTCGTGTTGATACTTGTTGCTAATTCCTTATCTTTTTCACAACTTGGAAATCCAACTAATGCTGCTAATGGAATAATAACATCAACTTGTTCCACTAAATATTTTAACTTACTCCACTCACGAACATCTCCATAATGATATGTAAAGTTTTCGTGATGACACAAGTCAACTAATGATGTTTGGTTATACATTAAATTATCATATACGATTACTTCGTGTTTCTTTAATAGGTTTCTCGTTATAACTGAACCTAAGTATCCTGCTCCACCTGTTATTAGTATTTTCATTTATTTATCTCCTTGTATAATTTTTTTGCAAATGATTTAGCACCATATTGATTTGGATGTAGGTCTTCCCTTGAACAATATGGAAAATCATTATCTTTTTCCAATTCTTTTAAATAATTAAAATAATTTAGTTTAGAATAATTCTTTATTTCATTTTTTACATTAACGAATTCTTGTGGTATCCACTCTTTTCCTATTGTATAATCATCTAATAGATTGTGTGAACCGTCGTGCATAGTGTTTATAGAATCAAACATAAAATACTTATATCCGTAATTTTCTAATAAATAATATGATGTTAAAATACTTTTTAAAAAGTCATAATACATTTGATTGGAATTCATAAAATATTCTGAATATAAAGATTTATCTTTTATGTTATACAATCCTTTATCTGATAATGTTACTGGTGGTCTAAAGTCTATATAAACTTTATCGTTTACAAATATTTTTTTCCTAAATGCTTCTGTCCACCCAATTAATACAAATGTATCTTTTGGATTTATTTTATTAGACTGGTGTGAAGTTATCAATCTTTCACAAATTAAATCATTACCTATACCACAATCAGACTCGTTCAACCAATCTCTTCCCATCATATTAGATAAATGATATCCCGCAGAATAGTCTTTGTTACAACCCTCACCTCTTTTATAATATCCATATAAAAAACTACAACCTATTGAAATTAACTTCATTTTAATTTCTCCAATAAGTTTTTATAATTTTGTTCTCTATTTTTTCCATATTCCATAAACAAGTTAAAGTTGTGAACTAATATATCTTCCATACTCCAATACCAATCGTGGACTTCCTGCTTGGACATTTTACTGAACTTGATTATTTCCTTTTCGATTAATTCAAATCTTCTAACGTCGTCAGTTTCCTTGTCATAACTTTCATCAATAAATCCGTCAAATGTTTTAAAACCAAATGAACGAACAAACTCTAATGTATTTGAACTACCAACTAACAATACCGGTTGAAAAAATCCAAATGGTTTCCATACTTTTTCAGAAGCGTATCCTGTTGGGTTTAAAAAATCTGTTTCTGTGGTAATGTTTAAATATGAGTCTAAATATGGTTGTTTATTTTCCCAACCATATCCGTGATGAACTCCGTCTTTTGCTTCCATAGCTATTGGATAATCTACCCATTGATATTTCATATCTTGTAGTTCTCTATAATCTTGATAATACTTCATTTGTCTACTTTCATCTGTAATTAATTTATCAACATAGTAAGGTGTGGTTGGTCCGTCAAAAGTTAATTGATAACTAACACCATTTCCTTTTAATAACCCATAACGATTCAATACACATAAAGTTGCTAATCTGTGCTCTCGTTGTCGTCTGTTCATTGATAATATTGTATTTGTTCTCAATGTAGATTTTGTATCCTTGAACTCATCTAATGACATAGCAGAACTTTTATGTTGCTCGTAGTCAGAAGCCAGTTGATATGTTTCGTGATTTCTTAATAATTCATATATTTCATTTGATTTTTCGTACAATGAATGACAAAAGACTATTGTTTTAAATCTTGGTGTTTCGTTATTTTCTTTACACCAATCATTATATCTTTTTTCTACTAAAAAATCATTGACAATTACGATAGAATTTTGTATATTTAATCTCTTAGTATTATAGTGTATTGAGTGTATAATGTTATCCGTAATAAATGCTTCTTGTAAATAACAAATACATAATTTTAATACTCCACTCTGTAAAAATTTTAAACTCTTTTCTTCTATATAATTAAAAACTGCTTCATATTTACCTTTAGTTTCTGGATTAACTCCCATAGCATTTTGAGCAGAGCCAAAACCCTCTATTGTGTAATAACCTAAAAACTTTGTTTCTGTGTTGTCGATTGTATCTACACTATTCTCGGTAGCACCATATTGTCTAAAATCACTTGGATAGACCGCTGGTTCAAATTCTATCTCTTTTCTAAATAAATTATCATTAAAACCAGGTGAATAATATTTTACAAATTTATTTGGTATTCCGTTTGGAACTTTTACACCATCAACTATTCTATCATAATAAAGTTTAATCATAGTAAACTTCCCTCTGTATTTCTTCTTTTGATAAATTATATGTGTCTATTACTTTATTTATAAAATTTGTTTGTTTTTTAGTCAGTCCGTTATAACAATTATAAACAAAATCTCGTTTTTCCAAAAGTTTTGATGCGTGTCCAAATTCAGAACCACCAAACTCTACATTTCTATATGGACCTGATACTCTAACAAACTTAGTTTTTTTCATAAAATTTGACATATAGTCTGCGAGTTTCGTATTAATATTTTTAATATGCTTTAATTCCTTATAATTTAATTGTATAACATCATCTACATTATGTTTTTTTATTTCCTCTATATCCCAAAAGTCGTGATTGTTAGACTTTTCACAAATCATATTCAATATTGTCATATGAGAATATTTTTTTGTAGATATTCCAATTCCTTCTGGTGTTAACCACATAACATTTAGTCTACCTGAAATGTTATCAACATCTACTAAATCCCAATCATTTATAACGTTCAATGTAATCACTACAAACTCCTGCTACATAATTTGGTACATCTTTTGATAATGGTGGCATAACACAAATACTTCTTTTAGTCATTTGATAAGACCAACTTTGCCAAAAATAACCTTTCGTGGTTAGTGCTGCAAAGTCTGTATCGTGTGCGAAACAATGTATGTTTGGGTCTTCTACCATACGATAAAATGACCTGATTTCTTTTGCGTGACACCATAATCCTTTTTGTCTTAAAAACTTAACATCAATAAGATATTCTTTGTCGTCGTGTCCTAAATACCAAGCACCATATTTGGTTCCCCATACATCAACCTCAACATCATAACCTAAGTCTAATGCTTTTTGTATATATTCTGGATTGTTTTCCATTTCAGGATTTGGTCCGTTTATATTTCCTCTGTGAGATATCAGTATCATTTAAAAAAGTCCTCTGCGTTTATTCCTCTATCATCTATGAAGTAATCTCCATTGTGTCCTTTAAAACACAACTCGTGGTATTTCACTCCCCACTCTTTTAATTGTTGTTCTGTGATTGGTCGATAATGTTTTTCTCCTCTACCACTTGCTAATCCACGAGCAGTATAAAAAACTATTGTGTGTCCTTCATCATACAATTTATTTATTTTTGCGATTCTATCAAGATAAGGTTCTCTACCAATTACCTCACCGACTTCTTTACATATAGTTCCGTCTATATCAATTACATATTTCATTCAAACCAATCCTTTTTGTATTTAATTAAATGGTTTCCACAATTACTTTGGTCAAAAACTTTAAATTTAGTTTTTTGTTTAAAGTCTGTTTTAAAAATTGTTTTATTGTTTTTTATTATTTTTACACTATTCATTTTTCCATAAAATTGAAACTTAGCATCATCATTAAGTCCGTTTCCACAACCTACCCATAAATAAGAATATCTATAATCGTTAACCAATTTTCCTTTAAAAGATTGTTGAACATCATTTAGTTTTAAATATTTTTCTTCTAAATTACAAGTAAAATGTATTTTTTGATTACCTTTAATATCTTTTGGATATGCTAATATTTTCTCTTCTCCATTTTCTGTCCAAATACTTACACCAATATAGTTATGTGCAGCAAAGATTCCTAAATGTTTACCATTTAACGACATTATATAACCTGGATATTTATAATGTAATTGATGTTCATTAATATCTATTTCAACATCACAAATAAATTCAAAAGACTTTGCTTTATGAAAATCACTTGGTAAAGATGTACTTAAATCATTTTTATTATTTGGTGGAATAAAAAAATAATTTTTATCATTAACAATTACACTCATAATTTAATCTCCAAACAATCATTATAAAAATCTGCTAATTCAGGAAATACTTTACAAAAATCCGTTCCTCGTCTTTTATCGTGTTCTTGAAAGAATTTACCAAAACTATATCTTTGATTTTTTAGTTGATTTTCATTTGCGGACATCATCCAATCATAAAGTCTTTTTAACTTTTGAATTTCAATATCTGAATATCCTATATTTTTAGTATCGTAATTTGGTACACCAAGAAAGTCTGCTAATTGTGCTTGTTTAAAAATATTATGACTCCATTTTTTTGGTAGTATTTGAACTGTTTGGTGACTTGGATATCTTAAATAACTTGAATCTAAAAATACTGCTGAGTTCCAATATCTATCTGTTGAACCATATTTTTCTTTTAAGTCGTAAACTCCTGTTATTAACTTATCATAATTTGGAACTGATAATGCATTATAAGTGGACATAATCGTTAGATTTACTCTTGGACACTTTTCTAATATTTTGTTCATATTGTCCCATATACGATTGAACTCTAAACCATTACGAATATACTCCGCTTGCTCTCCCCAAGTGTCAACTGATGTAAAGATAATAAATTCATTTACTCTATCTTCATCTTCTATTTTGTTAATCTTACCGATTAACTTATCAATCATATTATCTTCTAATCCTAAATTAGAATTGATAGCAAAATTTAAATCTCTGTTTGGATTAGGTTCATCAATAATGTAATCTAATACTTTCCAAGTATCTTTTGCTAACATTGGTTCTCCACCTGTGATTCTAAAAGTATGTAAATCACGATATAGTTCTGGCCACCATTTCCAAAATGCTTCTACATATGGATTGTAATCTTTGTGTAGTATTGGAACTTTATTTTCTGCAATCATACCTTCCATACCATTAAATTTATCTAATGTTGGATATGCTCCGTGTTGTTTTATTTCGTTCATCCAAGTAGATGAATATGGTGGTCCACAATAACTACATTTAAAATTACAAGCGTTTGAAAATGCAACTTCTACATATCTTGGATTATAATCTGCTCTCCAATCTTGATTTACAATTTCGTCGAAGTGTGGTAATGACCAACTTTCACTTGACTTAAATACTCTATCTGAAAATCTATTTGAATTATCTTCTACATTCCAACAATAATCACATTCAGTTGGTCTCTTACCGGTCAACATTTCTCTTCTACGAAGTTTTTTATATTGTGTGTTGTGTAGAGCACTTGGATTTCTTTTAATTTCTTTTTCTGAAATTTTGTGAGTTCTTGGGTGGTGGCAAGAGTGATTGTGACCTGTTTGCAATTGTAGAGTCACTTGTGTCCATTTTGCTAAACACATACCTTTACCAACTTTATCAAGCTTTTCTTTATTTTCCGTATAAAACGGATTATCGTTTGTTATATCTTTTATTCTTGACATTGAAACCTTACATTAATTAACTTGTGTCTATTATAAATAGTATCTATACTATGTATCTTGTATTTCATTTGTTTTAGTCCTGAATTATCAATATCGACTTCACCCTTTTGCATTTTCTTTCTATAAAGGATTTCATTTTTAGATGTTTGTTCTACATCTCCTTGAAACTGATTATCAACTATTCCCTCGTCGTCGTGATACATACACTCCATAGTTCCGTATCTTCTGTGTGGTGTTGGACTATCTTTGATAACTTCTTTTTCATATAAAAATCTAATATTACGATTTTCAATTAATCCGTGATTTCCAAATTCACTTAAATCTTTAACGATATCCCCCTTACATCTACGACAATCTTGGTCGCAACATATTGATTTTGTCATATCGTAATGTAGAACTAAGTCATCATATGCGTTCCACATTTTTACCTCTGCTATTTCACCCTTAAAGAATCGTTGTCCTTCCCAAGCATTAGGGTCATTACTACCAATCCAAAATGGAACATTGGCATATCGTTTTAATTTTTCTTCATACGATATAGTTGATTGTTGGATACCGAACTTTTCACCTAAGTCTTGGTCGTTGATTTGGAAACTGATTTTCTTATTGTCTTTGTCGTGTATCAAACTAACCTTTGTCCAATTGCCTTGATATCTTCGTCTCCAACGATATATATGTTGATTTTTCCAATCCCACATTGATGTTGCAAATGCATTACTATTGTTGTAATCTATTCCGAAGTCATATCCGATTTTAGATAAGATAGGGTATTTTAAATATTTGTTATTTCCTTTACCGATTAAATGTTCTGGTTCGTGTTCTGGTATTTCTGGTTTACAAATGATATCAATTCTAAAACTATCCGTAGGTATTCGTCTAAGTTCTCGTGAAGGATTAATTTTAATATGTGTAGACTTTCCGTCCAAAGATAAAACCATTTTTTGTTTTATTTCTTGCAAAGTCTTTTGTTCGTAATAACCCTTTTCTACACATCTCCAATATAAGTCATCATCTTCCATACCCCAACCAACATAGTCGGTATTGTATCCGTTGATTCTTTCGAATTGTTCTGCTGTGAATATCACTACACCACCAAAGTATTCTGTATCTCGTAGAGTATAACCCCATTGTGATAACCAAGTTGCTATGTGTTTTGGTGAATCGCCTGGGTGTCCATAATGACAATCATCATAAGGTAACATATCCACGTCGTGGAATGCGAAATAATCACACCCGTCTTTCTTGGCTTCAAGGTATGCGACATTTTTAGTTCCACTTCTATGAAACTTCTCATAATCAATCTGATGTCCTACATAACAAGTAAAGTCAATACCTTGTTTACCTAAAAATTCTTCTAAGTGTGGTATCAGTCTGTCTAAATGACTTTGACGAACTCCGTCTCCACTATCACGATATGGTATGCATATTCCTAACTTCATAACTTTACCGAAATAAATGAATATTTTCCTTGACTTGTTGATGAAACTTTCGTATATTTAAGTGTCGATAGTCCATCTTGTGTAAGATTGGATTCATTGTTAATCACTTGATTGTAAAATCTAATCTGATTTACTCTTGTTGATTTAGATTTCCAACCACCTTCCAAATAACCCTCCGGTTTATGTTGAATCATTTCGAATGTAGAATTTCGTCTGGCGGG